AACCACATCGAATATCTGATACTCAAACCCCTCTTGAATGTACATCTTCACTCTTTCTTCCATGTGTTTCTGTGTGAAGTTCATATAACCAAAGTCGTCAGAAATATCGTACAGTTTTACGGTATTCTTGTCATGTGCCTTTCTCAGACCACGACCAATCGACTGTAGTACACGAATACGACTCTTACTTGGGGAGCCGAAGATGACATTATTCAGTCGTTTGATATTCACTCCAGTACTCATCGTTCCATAACTGGCAACGATAATAGCATCCTCAGTTGTTTCCACGATACTACGAATCTGTTCTCTCATCTCAACATCAACACCACCATGAATGAGATACACAGGACGGTCTGTATGTTCGCGAATCATCTCACATAGAGGAACACCATGAGTATCAACACGTGTGAAGAATATGAGGTTGTTACCAGACAAATCAGATGCCAGATTGGCAAGAAATCGATTTCTGGATTCACATTCAATCAGATACTCAATTTCATCATTATATGAACCGAATGTTTTATATTCATGTTTGAGGTTGATTACCTGTACATCCAGTGAAGCGAGATAACCAGCTTCCATCAGTTCCTTGGTCTTGACAACACGATACACAGGACCAAACAGACCCTCAATTACAAGTTTATTGACTTCAATTCCATCAAGTGTACCTGTAAGTCCATATCTATACTTAATGTCTCTACAATTCTTTAGAATCTTGACAAGACATTTTGCCTTTGCACCATGTACTTCATCAACTATCACAGAATCAAACTGATCAAAGTATTTGGAAGTATGGTCGGTAAGACTTTGCCAAGTGGAAACAACTACATCAGAATTGGTGTTATGTTCCTTACCTGAATATATTCTATGAACATGTTCATCGGTGTCCCATCCATAGTCCTCGAAATCTTTCGTCATTTGTTCGACTAGAGAAGTGGAAGGTACAATAATGAGTACTCTTCGATTATTTGCTACATGGTACCTAGTGATCGAGTAGATAATTGCAGACTTACCAGAAGCAGTCGGTGATAGAATAGTCTTCCGATTGAATCGAAGAGCTTCGTAGACAGCGGTCACCTGATAGTCTCTTGGTTCCAGACCTTTCATGATGTTCTTCATGAACATCCTCACACCAGTTTCTGAAATCTTTTCATCTTCTTCGTGTGGTAGTCCGTAGAACTTATTATCCTTAAATGCCCAGGTATAACCTACCTTCTCGGCCCAATCACATACACGATAGAGAAGTCCGGAGTAGATTGTGTTGTTCCTGTTATCGAATAAGTGGATATCTCCATTCCACTGGCGGTGTCTAGCGGTAGGCATCCATTTGGAATTCTCAACCGTAAAAGTGAAGTATTCTGAAAGTTCTCTCAGTACATGAGGTTCTGCGGCTACCTCCAGATACACTTCGTTCTTCTTCTGAATAATGATGTCAGTCATATATAAGAACCCACTTCTCACTGATATTTATTCTAAATAGAGACAGATGTTCCAAGGAGGTAAGTGCAATGAAAGAACTATTCGATAAGGTAATCAAGTTCCTAACCGGAATCGTACTTAAGTATTACAATCATCCAGCAGTAGTAGACCTCTATATTCGTTTAGCTTATCTCTATACTAACACAACCGAAACCAAGGTTGATGACATCTTTGTAGAGAAACTAGGTGATGTTCTCAAGAAAAACTACAACAGTGATACAGTCAAACTAGCAGTAGTGGATGTTCTTCGTGAACTATCCAAGGAAACAGATAACGGTATTGATGACTATGTAGTACTCACAGTCGAACGACTGATGAACATCAAATAGAGAAAAAGAGAGGACTTGTTCCTCTCTTTTATTTTATTGATATCCGTTATAGAATCTCTTAGCTTCGACTGCATTCTTAATCTGGAATGTACGATTGGATATCTGTTTAATGATTTCTGTAAGTGTATCGACTACCACAGTATAGTACTCTACTTGTAGTTCAAGTTTATTCACTTTATCATCGACCGTTATCCAGTTATCGACATCAGACTTCATTACTTTGTGCCCGAACTTGACACCAACATATTCATCCGGTATCTCCTTTCCCATATAGAATAACCAGGCGTTATGTTTAGTCTGTCTGAGCTCAATCTCCTTCTTCTTTCGAAGTAATTTGAATTCAGTGAGAAGACAGATATATTTACTATGGAGTCTTGGAATTTCCAGAGAATGTTGATCAAGTATCACATCATCAATCTTGGAATCATTCTCCCACATCTTCTGAATAGTATCGAGGTCCATAGATTACTCTTATATTGTTGATCACATAGTACCACAACCAACAAACGAATGTCAACCGACTGTTGAATCTGTTGCAATTGCTGCTTTATTCACTTCGAAGTCGTAATAGGTATATTCGAACGAAGCACGACATGTGAGATATCTGACATCATTCACCGTAGTATCGAACGGAATAGGTGAGATAGCTGTTGGAAAAATGTCATAAAAGGTATAGGTACACACTGGCCGATAATTGGAGGAGAGAACTATCAGGGAAGCGTCTGTACGTTCCTGTAATTCAGGGTCTAGGGGGTTCCGGAGTGAATCAGGTGCAATGTGAGGTGATTTGATTAGACCACGCTTAAAGACGAATTCTTCATGGGATACGGGAATCGTGATTCTTCTCAACCACTCATGTAACTGTTGCATGTTCTTTAGATTCTCATCCACCATGAAATCAATCTGTAGTGGTTCATATCTCAATTCATCACCAGGGTGAGGTACACGATTGAATCTGCTTGGTTGATTGGCGATACCTGAACTGATACCTGGGAGATTAACAATTTGACTGAAGAAGGTCACACCTGGGAGTTTATTGATGACCAATTCGAATCCTACCGGTGACAGATAGTTCCTATTCTCGATGTATTGGGGATTTCGAATAGTAGTGGTAGAAGAGACTGCCATAGTTTCATACCTAGTTTGTAACTATTTATTGTAAAGATTTGTAACAGATACTTGACACAGCTACAGAATATCGGGATGATCGGAGTGTCCCTTAAAGATACAGATCTATAGATCTAGATCAAGATCATAATCAAGAAGAGGTAGGAATCACTTCCTACCTCTTTTTTATTATCTAGTCTTTATCATCTTCATCTTCTTCTTCCTCATAGTCATAGGGACGAAGATGAGATGATTGCCGTGATTTCTTATGAGCACTTCTCTTAGCAGATGACAGACCACGTTTTGCTTCTACCTTGGATTTATATCCTTCAGTCAGAATGAGTTCAATTGTATCTTCCGAGAGATAATTCATCATGTCAATTGCATCATTCACATCTGCAACATAGCCTTCATCGATCAGATAATCAACAAGATACTCAACTTCTTCAGTACGATATTTGGCAGATAGTTCCTTGATTCTTCGTTGACGAGCAGTTGTATCTGCTGGTTCCTTACGAACATCACGAATGCTTCTCAGTCGTTGTGCATCCTTTTGTCTGTCTTTATTGTAATAATCGGCTGGTGCATATGCTTTATGACCTAGACCACCCTTACCAATTTTAGCCTTTAGTTCTCTTGATGCAAGTTCAGCTCCAGCTCTTCTGGCACTTTCTACATCATGACCACGAGCCAGTCGAGAACGATACTCTTCATCTGAACCTTCCAGTAGGTACATTGCCGCTTCAGCTAGTTGAAGATAGTCTTCTTCGTCTTCGATGAAACCAGCTTCAGATAGGATGTTGATCATCTCGGTGTAATAATTCATATCTTCTTCAATACCTCTTTTCTGTTTCATAAGTTTGGTAGCAGTTGCAATCTTCACAGATTTCCATCGTTCACCGTATCTTTCCTTGAAGTCTTTCTCTGGAAGTTTAGCTGCAATTCTTTCCATCTCTGCCTTTCGAGATGGTGTCATCGTAGCTTCTTCCAGTTCATCTTCTTCGTCTTCAACTGGACGAACTTTACCGGTAGCACGAGAACGCATCTTTCGATATTCACGTTCCGCTTCGTCTGTGATCTTGTCTTCGTCTTTCGACTCAGTAAGATCATGTAACTCTCTACCACCATAGAGACACTTCATTGCCTCCGTGATGAGTACATTGTCTTCCATATAGTTCACCTATGTTGGTTCAGAGTTATTTAGAAAATGTGGATATAACAAAAGAGGGGCCAATTTGGCCCCTCTTTTAATTACCTACAAGAGGTCAGTGACACAATACTAGAGAAGATTTGTGACACGAACACGGCGGTAGAATACGTTAGAACCAGCGGTAATACGACCACCACCAGCAGTAGCACCTTCAGCGTAAGGATTAGCAACGAATCCATAACGAGTCTTGAATGCGAGTGCAGGTTGGAAGGTGTTGGGATCAACAGCCTTCAGCATTTGCAGGGGTACATAAGGACAATAGAACAGACCAGCGTCGGTGAAGTTAGCACCCTTATAACCAACAACATAGTAATGAGTGTTGGCGACGTTAGCCATATAGGGGTCAATGTAGACCTTGAACTTACCTTGAAGAGTACCAGCAAACAGGTTACCAGTATCATCTACATTCAGGTTAGCGTTCAGTGCAGGAGTATAATCCAGAACACCAGCCATAGTCAGAGCAGAAGCTACGTCAGCGGAACATAGAATAATGTTCCCCTTGCCCCGACGAGTTTGTTGAGCAATCGCGTTAGCGTCGCGTTCAATCTGGAATAGTAGACCCTTGAACTTTTCAACTGACCAACGACCATTACTGTCAACATCTAGGTCAAACACGCCAGCGTTAGCTACGTTATTTTGAGCACCGGGTTTAGCGGTATGATAGATGGTACGAACGATTTCCCGGTTGATTTCAGCCAGGATTTCAGTTGACAGAATGTTAGCTAGTTCAGCTTCAGCGTCCAGACCATGAACAGCACGAAGGTCTTGTGCTAGTTCCAGACTGTATTGAGCTTTCAGAGCACGACCCTTAGCGGCTACAGGAATCTTTTCAATACTGAATGCCATTTCGCGGAATGCGTTGTTGGCATCAGAACCGAGAGCTTCCAGTTCAGCAGTTGTCAGACCAGAACCAGTCAGACCACGGAGGGGTTTGTAGTCATGAGCACCGTCAGAAGCGTACAGAACGGGGTCGAAGTCACCGGGAGTAGTACCACCACCAGTAGCGTCGTTAATCAGACCGGGGTTCTGTTCGGTTTGATAACCGGAACCAGAGTAGGTACCGTTATCACCGGAGAACTTAGGATCTGCTTCGTTGTAGAAGGCTTCAGGACCAGCTTGGTCAACATCACCATCAACATAACGAGCCCGTTGAGCGAATACCAGACCAGTAGGACCACTCATGGGTTGTACACCACAGAGGTCATATGCAATCAGGTTGGGCATTGCCCGACGAACCAGTGAAATCAGAACAGGGTCATAACCAGCAACGGGACCAGCAGCAGTAGAACTACCAGTAAAACCAAGGTTACCAACTGCGTTTACGGGAGCTTCCATTAGGTTAGCTTCAC